TGCCACATGTCTTCGATGCTTGAGCAAGCAATCATAGATGCAAATGAGTTAAAAGAAGCCGCAATTCATAATGCAGAAACCGCCCTTATCGAAAAGTATTCAGCCGACATCAAAGATGCGGTCGAACAACTTTTAGAGCAGGGCCCACCCCCTGATATGGGGATGGCGCCACCAGAAATGGGTGCTCCACCAATGGCACCGCCTGGACCACCCCCAGGCCCCCCGGTAGAACCGCCATTCTCCCAGCAAGTTCCACTTGGAGCTACGGAAGGCGAAGAACTTTGCCCTTGTCCAGAAAAAGATCAACCAATGACCATTGATCTCGACCAGTTAGCTTATCAGTTACAAACACAAGACCCGGGCTCACCAGTTTCCAGCGAGGCAATTGCTGCAGATCTTATGGGTCCGGCCGGCGCTCCCGCACCGCCGCAAGAAGGCGAGGAGCAATTTTTAGTACAGGAGTCAGTTTTAATGGATATTTTAGAAGGTGAAGATCTTTATGAAGAAGATTCAAAAGATGATGATCGAGAACATGCACATCACGCCTCGGGCGACGAAGAAGAACATGGCAAAAAAAGAGTTCTTGAAGTTGACTTAGACGAAGAGCTTGCTCTTTATGAAAATGATACTGACGAGGATCTTCGCGAAGAAGAAGACCTTTATGAAAATGATACCGAAGAAGACCTCTACGAGACCATACTTAAAGAGCTTGAACTTTACGAAGAAGAAGATCTTTACGAGGAAGTGGAAGACAATGTACCATCAAATTCTAGCTCGACACAGGGTTCTCCGGGAACTCCAACTCCTGCTCCCACTACTACTCCTGCTCCTGCAACTCCTGCGACTCCTGCAACTCCTGCAGCCCCTGCAACTCCGACCCCTGGTCCTGTAGGAGAAGGTCCTGCTACTGTAGCTACTGCCGGGGCAGCCTACAAAAGAGACGATTTACAAGAACGACTTAGTGCATATCATTATCAGTATAGTAAACTATATGAATCTTATGCACAATATGAAAAAGAATACGAAAATTTACACAATCAATATACAAACAATGAAAAAAACTTTGAAAAACTTTTCGAAGAAAAAGAAAAATATAAAAACTATGTTTCGCAAGTAGTAGAAAAGCTTAATGAAGCTAATATTTCTAATGCGAAACTGTTTTATACTAATCGTGTTTTAGATAGCGACTCCTTGAATGAGCGGCAAAGAGATAAAATTGTCGAAGCTGTTTCGAATGCGAATTCCGTTGAGGAAGCGAAGACCATTTTTGAAACCCTTCAAAGTACAGTGGTTGGTACTGGTAGAAATAAAACAGCGCCAAAATCCCTGAACGAAGCGGTAAGCAGAAGTTCTTCAGCATTTTTGCCTCATAGAGAGGTGAAAGATTCTGACCCATCTTTGATGAGCAGAATGCAAAAGTTAGCAGGCATTACAAAAGAGTAATAATATACAAGGAGGAAAAAAATGTCTATTTTAAACAAACTAACTGAAGGAATTGTTAACCGTAGCCTTCGTAAGGAAGGCGATGCCCTACTTGGTAAGTGGGAGAAAACGGGTCTTCTTGAAGGATTAAATAACAATTCTGGACGCGCCGGTATGGCACGTCTACTTGAAAACCAGGCTAAAGAGCTGCTTCGTGAAGCTAGTTCGATGGCCGCTGGAGATGTCGAAGGCTTTGCAGCCGTTGCATTTCCAATCGTTCGCCGTGTATTCGGTGGACTTATCGCTAACGATCTCGTTAGTGTACAACCAATGAGCCTTCCATCAGGATTGATTTTCTTTATGGACTTTACATATGAAGGCGCCCGTCACGGACTAGCTGCGGGCGGATCAATTTATGGCGGTGGAGTTGTTGGTCAGCAGTTAACCGGCGGTGTTACCGATATCAGTGAAGCCGGCGGCGGATTTTATAACATAGCCAATGCATATGGTTCGCCCAGTGGCTCATTCATAACCATGACAATTGCCGGAGACACAGATGTCACCGACGCGGGCTTCGCAGAAGGTGAAATCGGTGATGAGTTTACAAATGCTGGCGCATTGACTGCTAATGGAGTGACTATTAGTAGTCTCACAGATCTAGGGAAGCAGCAACTTCGTTGGGACCCGGATGTTCTTGCCAAGACGGCAGGTACTGTCAGCCAATTGGTTGTCAAATTGTCCACAGATAATATGGCTACGATCAATCTGGATGCTTTGCCCATGTGCAACCTCACGGAAACTGATGGGAGCGCCCTTTTTGGAATTGCAACTGCGAAAGTTATTCGACGGTTAACACACTTGGGGCATTATTCAGCTACAGATACGACCACAATCGTTGATGATTCTGAATTGCAGTTCATTAGTTTTTATGTTGTCAGTGACGCTGATGGCGCGAACCACGATTTGGCCAGCGCGACAATGACTTTTCCGTTGAAAGATAATTTCGCAGCAAGCGCGCTCGCTCTTGGTGCAGTTGTTGGCCAGAATGCTTGGGGACTTGAAGAACCAATGCCTCAAACAGGCAACGCCGGCCAATCGCAAGGCCAAGCAAGTGCGGTCGATGGCAAAAATACAATTGCTGAAATCGATATTAAAGTTGATTCAGTGGCTGTTACTGCCGTTACCAAGAAGCTCAAGGCTAAATGGTCTCCCGAGCTTGGTCAAGACCTTAATGCTTATCACAACCTTGATGCGGAAGTTGAGCTTACGTCAGTTCTTTCTGAGCATATTGCTCTTGAAATTGACCGTGAGATTCTCAATGACTTGGTTCAAGGTGCAAAAGCTGGTACATTTTACTGGTCTCGTTCGCCTGGTTTGTTCGTTAATCGAACAACCGGTACCGAACTTGGTGCAACTGCAGCCGCTCCGGACTTCACCGGAACCGTTTCTGAGTGGTACGAGACTCTTGTAGAGACTATTAATGATGTCTCTGCGCAGATTCATCGTAAGACTCTGCGCGGTGGAGCTACGTTCCTCGTAACGAGCCCCGAGGTTGCTAATATTCTTGAGTTTACTAGTGGTTTCCGTGCTAACCTAACTCACGACGATGATCGTGGTACTGTTGGTGCTATTAAAACTGGTAGTCTTAGCAAGAAATGGGATGTTTACCTTGACCCGTACTTCCCACGCAATCTTGTTCTGGTTGGCCGTAAAGGCGGTAGTTTCTTGGAGAGTGGCTATGTCTACGCTCCTTATGTACCGTTGCAGGTTACTCCCACTATCTTTGGTACGGAAGACTTCGTACCGCGTAAAGGTGTTATGACCCGTTATGCTAAGAAGATGGTTCGACCTGATATGTATGGTCTGGTTGTTGTACGCGGACTCCTTGGTGAGTCTGGCGCAAGCTAATCTCTGATTAGTTAACAGCTAAATAACAATTAAGCCTCGTCTTAAGAAATTAAGACGAGGCTTTTTCATTTTAAGAGACTAATTACAATGAAAGGGAGGGCTATAAGCCATGGCTGTCACAGTTACCAATCAATCTAATCCTCTTGGCGCCAAACTTGTTCAAGATACTAGCGCCACTGGTACAGCAGTTGATAATACTACGGGAGCATCAGGCACTCTTTATGCTATTGAAATTGATAATACAAACAATGGAGCAATCTCCTATTTTAAAATGGCAAATTCTACGGATGCCACCGCGGGCACAACTGCCGCTGATCTTTGCCTTCTTTGCCCTGCATCCAGCAAAGTAAATTATGTTTTTGTGGGAGGGATAGCTTTCAGCGCTGGCTTTAGCCATTGGTGTGTAACAGGTGCAGCAGAATCCAATACCACTTCACCCGGGTCTGCAGTAATCGTACGATACGTTACAAGCTGATCCTTTAGTAATGGCCCACTAAGATTTTTTTATTTAATTATTAGATTTTTGCTAATGAAGATACTATTTATTATGACGAACTTGATAAGGCGACAAAAGTGCCTTTTTAAATAAAGGGAGAAAAAGAACATGGCAAAATTAGGAAGATATTCGGCGGATAGAAAAAAGGTGGAAGCGCTGATTACTACAAAAACTGTTGAGGTATCAGATTGCGGCACACTTTTCACATTGGGCCTGGCAGGTGGGTTTACGGTAACTTTACCAAATGCATCCGATGCTGGTAAAGGTTGGTGGTGTAAATTTATTGTTAAGGTGGCGCCGACCACTGCGTATATTGTTAATCTCACCGCAGGTGACGGGGATGTTCTGTTCGGCAGCGTTCAAGGCTCCGAAGGCGGCGCAGGCGATTTAACTAACGGAACTGGCACCGATGTAGTTACTTTTGTTGCCGACAAAGCTCAAATCGGTGATCAAGTCGAACTTGTTACAGACGGCACCAATTGGTATGCCCAATGTCAATGTGAACAGGACGATGCAGTCACTTATAGTTAAAAAAATGATTTTTTAACACTCGTCTTATCAAAACATCAAACCTCACATTCAAAAGATGTGGGGTTTTTTGTTAAAACTCTCAATATAACATTGTATAATATAACAAAAGGAGTTTACCATGGGAAAATCAAGACGTCGTATGAACAGTCCAAAGTTTGCAAAGAAGTTTGCAGCTAAATATGCAAAGTTTAAAGCAGCATTAGAAGGTGTCATTACACCAATTGAAGTTAAAGAAGAACCTACAGAAGAGGTTCTTAAAGTTGTAGTAAAAGAAATTGACGAATCTGTTATATCTGAGCCAAAACCAAAAACGCAATCTGCCAAATTTTCGCCGCGGAAAAAATCGCCAGATTTGAAAAAGCGCACTAAACGAAAAACAACTTCCAAAAGAAAACCTCTAAAGAAAAAGTAAATATGATTTTTTGGCATACTGCCAACTAATTATAGCGAGGAGATCCAATGAATGGCAGTTCCAACTTTAACACCCGCAAGTACAACAAGTGCTATAACCCTCCCAACAGGAAGTTCTCCTAGTGATGTAACTGGTGCAGAACTACCTTTTGGTATATACAGTAATATTAGTGACAATCCTGCTTCATTTTCTCACTTTTTTTGTACTGGCGCCTCCGATCAAGTGGCCTATGTGTATAAAAAACTTGGTGGCGATGTATTAGACATTGAATTAACGAAAGAACAAGTTTTTTCAGCATACGAAGAGGCAACACTTGAATATTCATATATTATGAACATCCACCAGGCTAAAAACATCTTAGGGAGCGCGTTAGGGAACACAACTGGCACATTTGATCACGATGGAACATTGCAGGCCGGAGCCCTTTCTTCAAGCCTTGAAGGTGCTCATGTTAACCTTACATACCCAAAATGGCAATTTTCTTATGGAAAAAGAATTGCAGATGGAATGAGCCTTGAAGGAGGATTAGGTGGCGACACCCGTCTATACTCAGCATCATTTAGTGTCAGCGATCCAAACACGCAAGATTTTGATTTACAAAATATTATGTCTACCAGTGGTTCAGAAGGAGCTTTTGGGCTACCTGACCCAATTGGCTCTAAAAGAATCCACATTACAAGAGTTTGGTATAAAACGCCTCAAGCAATGTGGAGATTCTACGGATATTATGGAGGCTTAAATACTGTTGGAGATTTAGCTAGTTATGGACAGTTTGCTGACGACTCAACGTTTGAAATAATTCCAGCATGGCAAAATAAACTTCAGGCAATGGCCTTTGAAGACGCCATCTATACGCGAAATTCGCATTTTTCTTACGAAATCAAAAATAATAGATTACGGATATTCCCAAAACCAGTTCGAGTGCTTCCAGATGATATGTGGATTGAATTTTTTGTTCGAAATGATATATGGGAAGAAGATGACGCAAAACAAGACGGAACAGAAGGCATTAATAATATGAGCACTTTGCCATTTGACAACCTTCCTTACAATAATATTAATGCAATTGGAAAACAATGGATCCGTAGATTTGCCTTGGCGATATGTAAAGAGATGCTTGGATACGTTAGAAGTAAATTTAGCTCAATTCCAATTCCAGGAGATTCGATTAGCTTAAATGGAGGTGATTTAATATCGCAAGCTAAAACTGAGCAACAAGCATTACGAGACGAGCTTAAAGCGACACTAGAGGAACTAACTTACTCGAAAATTGCAGAAAAAGAAGCTATGGCCATTGATAGTGTAACCAAAGTACAAGAAAAAATGCCCTATCCTGTGCCAATAGTGTTAGGATAAAATAGAACATGTCTAATGAATGGAGCCAACCAGATCAGCCGCCCCCTCCAATGTTTTTGGGGAAGAAGGAACGAGACCTTGTTAAACAGGTCAACGACGAGCTTATCGAAAGAGTTATTGGACAACAAGTTTTATATTATCCAGTTAGCTTAGAACATACAAACTTTCATTCATTATATGGTGAGGCGTTGGAAAAAACATTTTTACCACCAGTTAGAGTTTACGCTTTGATTGTATGGCAAGGTTATTCAACAGAGGTAACAAATTTGGGAATTGATAGACGACCGTCAATTACTGTCCACTTCCACAAGCGAAGGCTGACAGAAGATCAAGATCTTTTTGTCCGAGAAGGAGATTTTGTTTTATATGGCCCTGATTATTATGAAATAACTACTTTGAATGAGCCAAAACAGCTTTTTGGCCAAATTGATCACAAAGTCGAGATTGAAGCAAGCTGTATTAAAGCTCGCAGAGGATTGTTCGATGGCTCATAAAGAATTTCCCATTGTACCATCTACAATAGAGTCAATTGATGAAACCTTTTTTAAATGGGTGGATGAAGAAATCAATGTATATGCGACAACAAACAAAGGCTGGAAAAAAATACCTGCAATTTGGGTCTCTGCGGAAAGAGCTTTCCAAGTAAAGCATAAAAAAGAATTACGAGACGACGCTGGTTCTTTAATTTTACCCCTGTTGACCGTTGAAAGAACTGGAATCTCTAAAGATCCTCACAAGAAAGGAGCTTTTTGGGGAAATGTGCCTCCTGTAGACGATTATAGAGGAGGGTCAATAAC